ACACTACGGAATATACTTTGTTCTCGCGATATGCAAATAGTACAAGTTGGATGACATCGGGATTTATACAAGACTTTAGACTAACAAATGGATTAGCTCGTTATTCTGGAACATCTAACTTTACACCACCCACAGAACCATTAAAAGGTTAATCAGTAATCAACCCATAGATTTCTTTCCAGTTGTGAACCCGAAGAGCGTTTCCTTTGTATCCGATATTGTGGTCGTGAGCAATCAGAAGACTTTCCAATCCAACCCGAAGTCCAACATCTGCGTTCTCAGGTTTATCTTCAACCCAGAAACAATCTGTACCAGCGTACTCTAGAAGTGCTTCATCTTTGTCTGCACCAGTATCCAAATAAACATACCGTTCAAAGACACTATCTCCAAACAATTCCCGAAGGTTTTTAGTCCGTAGATGTTGTGCATACTGGTCGTTACTCAAACTAGTAATTGCATGGAAAATATATCCATGCTCTTCATGAAGTTTTTTCACATATTTGATTGCGTCCCGAAGAGGAGGCAACTTTCGAATCCAAGCACTTTCATTGAACATTCGACAAAGACGCTTTGCTTCTTTCTTAGTCAAACCGTATTTAATATTCATTTTGTACTCACCTTCACAAACGGCCTCATAACCGTGGCGAGTCATCCAACAATCAAAGGCGTACTCCCAATCAAGTAGAACGCCATCACAGTCAACTAGTATCGTTTTTTCTTTCTTTGCTATCATTCACACTCTTTCATAACTAACTTACATATATAATATAATCCTTTTCATCACAAATGTCAAGCCTTTTGATGAAAAAAATTAATTTTTTTGGAAAACTTGGTGGGCCCAGTAGGATTTGAACCTACGGTCTGCCCGTTATGAGCGGGAAGCTTTAACCACTAAGCTATAGGCCCTATGTCTTTTTAGTGTTTTTCCTTGTAGTCCTTTATTGCAGCCTTGATCGCATCTTCTGCAAGAACTGAACAATGGATTTTTACTGGGGGAAGGGCGAGTTCTTCCGCTATTTCTGTATTACGAATAAGTTCGGCGTCTTCAAGACTTTTTCCTTTGACCCATTCGGTAAGTAAACTACTACTTGCGATAGCACTGCCGCATCCGTAGGTTTTAAACCTAGCATCTTCGATAATTCCATCATCGTTCACCTTTATTTGCAGTCTCATGACATCACCACAGGCTGGGGCTCCTACCATTCCTGTTCCAATATCATCTTCGTTAGGATCAAATTTACCTACATTTCTAGGATTTTCGTAGTGATCAAGAACTTTCTTGGAGTATGCCATAAACGGCCTCTTTAAATGCAGGGTCTTTACCAAACTGAGATGCTGCTTCCATTCGTTTCTTGGCAAGCACCAAAGGTGAGTTTGGTTTACGTTTTGCACGATATGAACCATGCGAACTCATCTTTGCAGTTTTTCTTACCTTCCCACTAACTTTGATTGTCTTTGCCATTATTCTCCGTCCCAATTCAACTCAGTAACTTGTTTCTGTTTAACGATTTGGTTCTTGTCGAGAAATAATTTACTATCTCCCTTCAAACATTTGTTGATAATTTTATCAATTCTACCACGCTTCAGAAACTTATCAATCTTTTTGAGTTTTTTCTTTTTTAAAAATTTCATACAGGTTATTTAGTAAGCTTATAAGACTACTTTCTGAATGCGCCCAGTTAGTATCTCCAATCTCTCCGCACGGCCTTATTGACATTGCCGCTCTGATTCAATCGAAACTAACATCTCTGGGTTTCACGACACCGATATTTCACGGGCGAATATATTCACCAGAGATAGTGCTTATAGGTGGCCTGCCCTCTACACAGACGCATTCAGAAAATAGTCTCTCCTTTTTAACTAAAATTATTCGTCTTCTTCTACCGTTACACGATAGCGTTTGCCATTCTTATCCCACATCAACAAAGTCTTCTTCGTTGACTGCATCCACCCAGCAGGAGCAAGGTCAAACTTAATAGGGCCGACTTCCTCAATCAACCCCTCAAAATCTCCATCTCCTGTGAGAGATGTTTTGATACGATTTGCAATATAATCACAATATGCTAACATATTTTCTCCTAGTGGAGTACAAACTCCAATTGTTCTGCAGTTTCTACCGAAGTGCGTTCCGAATCAATGATCTTTGCGATTTCATCAAACGCTTCGTAGAATGCTTCTGAGTCCTTAAAGAATTCTGAACATGTCCAATATGCGTCTGCATCGACAAAGTTCCAGTTAATAGAACCATCTTCATTAATATTTTCTTCTCGTTCAATTGCACAACGCATTGACGATTCTAACAGCGAATAAATCATACTAATCCTTGTTCCTTTGCTGCGTTCATTACGATTGGTGTGAATTTTTCTTCCACAAGTTCTTCGACTTGATCCCAATTACCTTGGAAATAGTTTCCATAAGCGAACCTTGGAAGGTTCAAGTCACGGGCTTTTACTCCAAGAACTCTGTTAATTTCTGAACCCCGATTGCACAAACCATTATTGAAAACATCGTAGACAACATTTTGTGCCTTGCGAAACTTTTCAAGGTGTCGATTTTTGCGAGGATTTTCAACAGAACCTTGCAGGGGAATTAGTTCAGTAAGTTTCACAGCAAGTTCCTTGGTAACTTCTGTACAACCCCATGATGCGTTTTTTGGATTCCACATAAAAACTCTCCTTAATCCAAACGACTTCCAGCATAGGCAACGAAACCATACTTTCGAAGAACCTCTGCAGCAGCACGAGCACCCGCTTCGAGAGTATCAACATTTTGCGTAGGAAACTTTGAAGGATTCCACACTGAGAAAACTCGTTGCCAATTTTGTTCGACACCAGCGGCTTTCAACGCACGGCCCATCTTAGTGTTACCTTTGAGTTTCTGTCCTTGGTATTCGTAAATATTTACCCAAGCAAAACCACACATACCCCAACCGTTGTTTGGGAAGTATTTGTTTTCGAATTCCGAAGCTGCCTCATAAGCGGCGGTCTGAGCTTCGGTCATCATCTGAGAAATTTGAGAAACGTTCATAATATATCTCCTATCGGATTAAAGGTAAAGGGGGCCAGTCCACTGAATGGTGTAACCACCATCAACGATGTTACCACGGGCAGCGTTCCGAGCGGGAGCAGCCCAACCAGCAGCTTTCAAGATATCACCCTTGCGGAATTTTTTGTCATTTTCAGTATTGACAATAAACCCCCAAACAGATTTACCAGTGATTACTTTGATGTACTTGTTACCAACTTTATAGTGAAGTTCATCATTAAATTCTGCAATCATTTTCTTGTTGATTTCAGTAAGTTCACCATCAGTATCAAGTTTCCTACGAGCACAACGACTAGTCCACTCAAAGTAGTCTTTCTTGATGTTCTCTAAAAGGGTTTCCATCTGTTCGTTCATAATTTATCCTCTATCAATCAACCTTACATATATAATATAAGGTATCTGAACCCAAATGTCAAGCTTTTTCGAAAAAAAGATTTCCTTTAAAATCAATCACTTACAATTTTTTTTAATTTTTTTTTAATTTTTTTTATCAAATCCAGTCAATATTGACGTTAATTACCGCTCTCAAATGCGAATTTATTGGATTTTGTCCTGTATGAAGGATAGAACCATCGAAGAAAACGATTCTGTTCTTTTTACTCTCAACTTTATGTTCTATCTCTAAAGGAGAGTTTTTATCTTTACTTTCATCAGTAAAAAATATGGTATGTCCATCATTATCATTGATATAATAGATAAATGAAATATGCCTATCCATGATATCAATATGAGGCACATTAAAATAGGTAGGTTTATTATTTGTCAATTGGGTTTGTAAGTTGCATTTTGCTCTCTGAACAGGAACTCTTTCAACACCAAACTGCGAATCCATTTTAAAAAGAATTTTGGACAAATATTCTTTATAAAAATTTTCTGAAACAACTTTCCTTTCTTTGACAATATGATGAACCGCCTGAACTCCATCATTTACCATTGGGTGATTATGAAGTCCAAACGGATCGCCTTTATCAACTGTGGAAAAATTGTCTTTTCGTTTTTGTTCTGTATAACCAAAATACCAAGGGAATTGATAATCTAGGCAAAGATCTTCCATATCATTTGCAATTCTCTCATCTAAAAAAGAGTCAATTACTAGATATCTTTTCCCTCTGAGAATACTACTCTCATGTGTCATTACAAAACTTTCTTTTTATCGAAGACGATAATTAGTATATACTTCGATTGCATCACCTACATTATATCGTGTTCCAGTTCTCTGGCGAACCAGAGTACCATTCACATCTACTGTTACAAAGTAGTGAGTAATAAAGGTTTCTTGCTGATGTGTGTAGGTAGTAAAACAACGATTTTGAATCTGAGTTGAAACAACTCCACCAGGCTGATACACATTACCATAAGTGTTTGGCATTTGTTGACTTCCTATAAGTCCACCAATAACAGCACCTACATTACGGTTATGTTTTCTGGCTTCACCTTTACCAATCTGATGTCCGATAATACCACCAATAATAGCACCACCAAGAATATTACCAGCGTTATTATTTACAATACCACCACCATTATAAATGGTTCCACCATTATAGACAGGAACTTGATATTCACTACAAACTTGTTGCGGTACTCTGTTTACATGTGTACCGTAAATCGGGTCGACTTGTACAACTGTACCAATAACACTCTGAGCATTTACTGACGGAGCAATAAAGAGTGCAACTAGTGCAACAACTGCAGAGAAGATTTTAAACTTGTTCATATCTTTTTCCTCTAAAAGTTATCATTCGTATATATGATACGACATTATACTATATATGTCAAGCACTTTTTACTCATTTCTTAAAGATTTTTTCTCTAAACTCAACTTATCCTTCAGAGACATTGCATAGGCAGCGACTGCCAGAACTAAAATTGCAGAAGCTTCTGCAACTAATATCCAAGGGTCTGCCTCCTTACTATGTAATACAATCAGTCTGCACAGTGCAGTCATTGCGATAATAATAGGTAGGGTGACTGGAATTCTATTACTTACATAAAACGCACCCACCATACCAATAATTTCTGTATAGATAAACAAAAGAAATAAATCTGCAAGTTCAATCTTCATGATTTGAATCATCTCAATTACATCAAATGATGCAGCAAGTACAGTTAAGATTCCAATCACTGCCAACATAATCTTCTCTGTGAGAACTGTTGTCCAGTGTAGTCCCTTGTTTATTTCAAAGTTTAAGATTTTCATTAGAGAAGATACTCATCATTTTCATTTTCCCAAATACTAACAACATTCCTCATACCAATGGCCAACCAATCACCACCAGCATAATCAGAAAGTTCTTCATACTCTTCAATTACTTCTTCAATTTGTTCTTTGTTCAATTCACTTGGACACTCAACACCAAAGTGTTCAGTAACCAAACCGTGGGCCCAATCTGTAACTTCGTTTTCAAGCCAGTCTAACATTTTATGGGCTCTGTGTACCTTAAATTTTTCTTCACTCATTTTTTTCTACTTTCCAATATTTGTTTACATTTATCACTTGCATAGGATACAAAAAATCTTGGTGCGATTGCATGTATGACTACTGCAATTGATGCCTTCTGTAGTTGTAAGAAAACCCACATTGCATGTTTAAAATGTTGCAGTGGTGTTTCTCCAACTTCCTCTAAGTGCAATTTACACTTCTTACTAAACAACTTAATATTCCTTTCTTATTTGGCGGAGAGAGTGGGATTCGAACCCACGGAACCTTTCAGTTCGCTGGTTTTCAAGACCAGTCTATTCGACCACTCTAGCACCTCTCCATTTTACCATTCAATATTACCACTCTGGAGCTGAATAATCTGTATGCTTTTTGTAATAAGCAAAACCATCTAAACCAAAGGCGGGACAAACCGAAATAAATTCTGGTAAGCCCATCGCATCTTTTTCGCCAGCTTCACCGCAGATAAAGTAAACACCATCGAGGTTTTCTGCTTTGCTATGTTTCAAAATAGTTTTTAGTTTTTGAAATAGCTCGTATTCTTTTTCAGTAATTTGAATCATGGATTTTCCTTAATCCAAACACATTCACTGATATCTTCCGATGACTCATACATACGCTTACATTGTTCATAAGGATTTAATGTATCAGCGAGTTCAAACCCCGCCAAAAAAGAACCCAACATTAAAAAAATCATTATGACTGTTACTCTCATCACTGCACCTCAACAAACAATCCGTCTTCTTCTCCCTCTTCTTCTTGGAAGAAAAGGATTCGCTTCACGGTCAAGGGTTCCTGTTTAGTTCCTTCGTGAATCTCATCCCAGTAGATTTTACTACCGACAGCGACATAAGGGCCACCACTTGGGTCAAACATACCAAGGTCACGGTAGTCAATATCTTTTTGGCCTTCCTTGCCACCAAATCGCATATACTTCATGCCTTCTTCTGACATATCAAAACGATACAATTTATCGTCACACTTGACATAATTGTATTCCACACCATATCTATTTTTCATAACTAAACCTCTCTTCCATATATTCCATATCATATTTTGTAGGGTAGTGCTTCAGCAGTCTGCCTGCCTCTTGCCTCACAGCCTTGGGCACTCTGGGTGTCTTTTTAGGATCCAATAGTTCAATTAGAAACCGTTCAGTTCGCAATACTGCATTTGTTCTTTCAGTTGGTAATGTCATCTTTCTTTCCTTGTTCGTATCCAACTTCATAGGCGGCCGGCACCCAAGCTTGATCAACTCGTCATGAAGTGATTCTTCGTCTGTATAGGCTTCCTCAAGAGCAGATACCATGTAAGAAACATCTTCGGGTTTCAACTTGCCGCCATTGACCACATGGTGATATAAACGTCTCGCTTGTGTTAGTATGGCTTGGTTCACCACTCAGTCTCCGCAATCAATTCGCCAAGGGCATCGCATCAAAAAATAAGTTGAACAATCATCTTGTCCAAAACAAATAGGACGCATTGCCTCAGCACGAACAGTTTTAATTAAAGCATGAACTTCTGCACGTTCTATACTTTCACCCTTCCCAGTATTAGCAAGTTCTGCTTCTTCATCTAACAATTCTTGTACGTTCATCACTCACCACTCCATCTCCAACCAATTCGTATTTTTAGGCATCAGAGTAATTTGTCCTTTGAATGCTTCATTCTCTTTGAGACTATTATACACTCCACTGATTGCCATTGTCAAGCGATAACCTTTTTTGTGGCACACATAACAACTACCACTTGAACCCCAAAACTTTAAATGGTCATCTTCTTCTGTTATTCTCGTAATACCTGAATTCATACGCCAACTGTCGCCGTCAAGATAACCGCCCGACCAACCAGCAAGTACTTTGTAGAATCCACGATCATACTTGCCTTCTTTGATTTTTATAACAACCCAGTTATCAGGGAAATAGTTTTGCTCACTCATTGTCACACTTCTTCCGTAAAGTATATCCATGGTATTCACCGTGTTCTTCACACAGTAAAGTTTCTTCCCAAATTAATTCATCACCTTCGTCCCAACCCACTTGCACTAATAGTTCATCAGGAATAGGTAGAATCAGTTCTCCAGTCTTTGGGTCCTCTTCAAGTCTAACTATATATCTACTCATGCTCATATCTATTTTTCATAACTAAACCTCAATCCCAAAGTGACTCATAGTATTTACCAAATAATCTAAAACCGTTTGAAATGCGGTTTTGATACGCCATAAGTCCTGCTTTGTCAAACTTGGTGGGTCTTTCACCACGAACCCATTCATAAAGTTCATAATCTTCCATGTCACCGTTTTCGTCTGGGAACAGACGAAGTTGAGCAGGCCCGACTCCTTTGAACTCAAACTCAAATGTTACTTCTTCATAATCAGTAAAGTATCGATCTTCCCAAGAATCATCTACTTTATTTTCAAAAGCAAATATCATCTCGTTTATTACATAATCCCATCGTGCGAAGTGTGTATCATCAGTGCCATATTCATCTGTCTCTTTAGGTCGCAACTCTTCTGGTACATCATCATGATCGACATAAGGTGAGCCGTGTTTTTCTTTTTTAAGTTGTTTCAACATAGGTAAAATGATTAGTGCCAGAGTATGATCCATATTCCAAGTATCCCACTTGTGGATAGTAATCTGTGTACCTATTTGATTTATTTCATCTGGATGGGGTATGTCAATTTTCATCGTCTACCTATAAATTTGGTGGGTGGGGATGGATTCGAACCAACTCAACTTTCGTGTCAGATTTACAGTCTGATGCGACTCACCATCTTCGCCGCCCACCCATTGTTTGGTAGCCGCAGCCGGACTCGAACCGGCACGGCCGTTACAGCCTACGGATTTTAAGTCCGTTATGTCTACCAATTCCATCATGCGGCCAAACAATCAAGTACGCATACTTTCTGCGAACTCAGCTGCTTTATTTTCGTCAATAAAAAACTTTTTAGTGACTACTGGTTTGCCATTTCGTGACCATTCACTATTAAATTCGGTCACTTTTACTTCAAAACCATAGATATGGTCGTGATGAACGATTGGGTTCACCTTTGAAATGGACTTATAATCTTTTGAATACTTTTTCATATCTCCACCATGTCGTTATAAGTTTGATACTCTTTTTCTTTAAAGTTTTCAATTTCTTCCATAAGTAACATCATTCTGTTTTCAACAAAATAGTTGAATACTTTATTCATATTACCTTTTGGGGTTTTAGTGAACTTGTTAAGAATTTTAGCCTTAAGTTCTTCTGGAACTTTAGACAAATCTACAAGCGCCTCGTTTCTTTTCCAATACTTAATCATGTTTGCATCGCAAAAATCCTCTGGTTCTCTACTCATATCTAACCAACCACTAAGATTCTTTTTAGTGATAGGTCGTTGGCGGCGGTTTTCTACGAAAACCTCATCTTCTGAAAGAAAGTTTGGAATACCATCCGACTTGTCTCCACGAATAATATGTTCACGAAGATATTTTGTTGGATCGTTCTCCTTAAGAAACTTCTTGAGAATAGGACTATACTGAGAAACATTTGGATATTTCTGCAGTTGTTTAAAATCCTTATCACTAGATACGATTAGAATCTTTTCGCATGGAGCATATTTTTCTACAATCACTGCAATAATGTCATCCGCCTCTGCACGTTCTTCTTCAATACACTTGTAAGGAAAATGTTCACGCAATTCACGCTTGACTTCATGCATTGTGTTGAAGATTAACCCCCAATCAACACCAGAGTCTTCTCGTTCTTTCTTTCTAGAAAACTTGTAAAATGGAAAAATATCCTTTCTCCAATAGTTTTTGTTATCGCAACAAATAACTATATTACCATACTCTCCCGAAAACTTTTTCTTTATGTTTAGGATAGAATTCAGAATCATATGACGGATAAGCCCATCATCTATATCATCAGTATTTTTTCCAACTTGTGTCATAAGATTGGAAATAATAACCTGACTTAAATCTACTAAAATCATAGTTCTATAACCTGTTTTGTTTTAATTACTCTTAATATACCATTACACTTGTTTAATGTCAAGCAGTTTTTAAAACAAACCATTCGGGTATTGGTCTTTTACTCCACACCATCTTGAATCTTTCCTGTTTAGTCTGGTAGAATGCACGATATGATTCTACTACATCTGACATCATACATTCTGGATTAGACTTCATGGCAAGAGGTTGTTGTGTTTTGTAACCAACAGGAATATTTTTTGGGGGTGATGCAAGAATTTCTCTTAACCGTAAATCTGCACCATGTTTCCTTCCATATCTAAACTCATACTCATCACACAATGCACAAAAGTGTACATAGTGCCAATTGTAGTTGTTATTAGATTGCATAGTCCACATAGTAGAAGGATGTTTGTGATGTACTGCCTTGTACAACACGTTCTCCAAATTACTATCTGGATGTACCCAATAGTCAATCATTCTTTTACCTGACTTGGATGGCCGTTTTTCGACATAACCATCCAGTATACGATGTGCAGTTGACAACATCTGAGCAGATTCCGTAGGCATCTTTACTACATGTTTGTCGCACTGTTCGATTGCAGAAACTATAGGGTCTCTATTGAGAACAAAAATATTCATGTGTCCCTCATTTGTTTTAATAACTACCAATATATAGTAGCGTCAAACAAATGTCAATAAGTTTTTTGAAATAAGTGAATTATATTGAAGTAGAATACTTGCATATGAAATAAGAATCCACTACATCTGATATAGGATTTCCTATTTTTTCTGATTTTTGTGAAAATTCTTCTATAAGGTTTCTTGATGTTTCATTGAAAAATGATTCATACATCAATTCTTTTTTTGCATTTCCTTTACCAGTTGCAAATTTTTTTATTTGAGTTGGTGCAACCAAAGTAAACTTAATGTCTGATTGCCACATTTTGTATTTTAGAAGTCCACAGTTTTCTGCAATATGGAAAACCTTTCCAGTAGAACCATAACTATAATCCTCAAGAAATACTTCTTCAATCTTATGAGAAATTAAAATATCCATTGCCCAGTCAGATATAAAATCATACCTTTCTTCAGGCCTGACAAAGTTGGACAAATTTTCTTGTCCATCTAAATTTTTGTAGTTATAATCTGAAAATTTTTTCGTGTTTGATAAAAAATATATTTTACAATCATCAAATTTTATTTTTTCAATCTCTCCCTCATATACACATACAGAGGGAGAGGTTAAACTATAATCAATTCCTGCTATTCTTCGAATTCTTCCCATTCATCTTCATCCATATAGTCATCCTCTTCTTCTATATTTATATAGTCTTCTAGAGGTTCACCACAGACTGGACAAAAACGAATTTGTTCGGAATTATGGGTTTCTATTGTATATTCTCCAGCACATAAATTACAGCCTATTTTTTTCATTTATTATTCCTTTATGCTGCGTAGGCTTCTTCCCAAGTTCCTTTCAACCCTGCTACTTCATATTCAGTCACACGATTCTCAAAGAAATTAGTATGATCTGCACCATTAAGAATCCACTCTAACCAAGGTAGAGGATTTTCTTTTACTTTAAAATTGGTTTTAAGGCCCAACTGAAGAAGTCTTCTGTCTGTTATATATCTAATATAAGTTTTTACATCATCGGAACCGAGTCCATCTATATCACCAAGATTATATGCAAGATCAATAAATTTATCTTCAAGTTCTACTGACATTCGTGCCATTTCATAAATTTCTTTTTTAAAGGAATCATCAACAATTCTAGAGTGTTCGTTGCAGTATGTTCTGAAAAGTTTTGAAACACCCTCAACATGCATAGATTCATCACGAATACTCCATTCGACAACTTTACCCATACCCTTCATCTTACCATAACGTTGAAAATTCAACAACATTACAAATGAAGCAAATAGTGCAACACCTTCATTGAATACTGCCTTTGCAAGCGCCAAACCCAAACCTCTCACCGTAGATGGGTCAGAAGCCGTCATAAAATCAACCTTATCCGTCATTTCATCATATTCTAAGAATGCATGATATTCACTATCTGGAAGTCCAAGAGTATCATTGAGTAGAGCATATGCACGTTGGTGGATTCCTTCTCTCGTTGCAAATGAACCCAACATGTTGCGAACTTCGTTATTTTTAAATTTTGGAATAAACTGTTCAAAATAATTTTTACCAACCTCAACATCAGATTGTGTAAAAAGTCTTAAGATGTTTGTAATATAATCTTTTTCAACTTCTGTAACTCTACCAGTTTTCCAATCAGTCACATCTTCAGAAAGGTCAACTTCATCTTCAATCCAGTGAGCCTTTTCGTGTCTAGTAGTAATTTCTACTGCCCAAGGATAAAAAAATGGTTTGTATGCAATAGATGGTTTCATCAATCCACCAGATAATTTTTTCATTATCTTTTCTGCGTTATTCATCAAATCATCATAACCACCAAGACGTTTTCCATCCACAAAAATTTGGGGCATAGAATTTACAGGTTTTGCAGTATTTGCAATTGTTTCCTTTACACCATTTAATCTTTGATAAAATTGTAAACGTTGTTCTTCATCATCTAATACGATTTCTGAAAAACTGATACCGTGGTCATCAAACCAACTTTTTGCTTTTACACAAAAGGGACAACCTGATTTTGAATATAACTGAACTTCCATTTTTTTCCTCTTTATCCTTGACATGCAAGACATTCATCTTGCGAGTCCTCTGTTGTTTGTTGTGAAGCAAAGTCTTGCAAAGCTTCTCTTTCGATCTTTTGTGCAACATTTTCTGCACGATTTGATGTTTCGGTTCTCAAATAATAAAGTCCTTTACATCCCTGTTTCCATGCCTCATAATGGATCTTATGAAGATATGCCTTTGTTGCTCCTGCAGGGAAGAACACATTCAAAGACTGTCCCTGACATAGATATTTTTGTCTATCTCCAGCAAGTTCAATCACTTTTAGTTGATCTATTTCAATTGCAGTTTTAAATACATTTTTAATGTGTTCGTCCAAATTCAAATGTTGAACGGAACCACCATTTGTAATAATAGAAGACCAAATCTCTTCTGTATTCAAACCGGCCTTTTCTAGTTCTTCTTCCAAGTAGGAGTTCTTAATCAAATGAGAACCCGCCCTAGTTCTGTGTGTGTATGCATTCGCTTTAGATGGTTCAATGGACGGCGATGTTCCTGCAATAATAGAACTGTTTGCATTTGGGGCAATCGCAAGAAGATGTGAATTTCTCACACCATATCCCTTCATATCTGGACATTCACCCTTTTCAATCGCAAGTTCTTTAGTAGATTCTACCGCATGTTCTTTGATTCTTTTGAACATCTCTTCATTTATAATTTTTGCATCTTCCGATTCAAAAGGAACTCTGTGTTTATGTAAATAAGAATGAAACCCCATTGCACCAAGTCCAAGTGATCTTTCTTGTTCTGCAGAAAATCTCGCTCTACTAATTTCATCTGGTGCATTATCAATAAAATATTGAAGAACATTGTCTAAAAATTTAATTAAGTCTTTTACCAAAGATGTATCTTTCCATTCATCATATAATTCTAGATTCAGTGAAGAGAGACAACACACAGCCGTTCTATCATCTGATGTTGGTAAATGAATTTCATTGCAAAGATTCGAACCATGGATTTTTAAACCTTTATCTTTCATAGGAGATGGCAATGCACGATTTGCCGTGTCGATAAAATTTAAATAAGGTTCGCCTGTTCTATATCTAACTTCTAATAATTGTTCCCAAAGTTTTCGAGCTGGTGTTGTATCTCTTACTGATTTATCGGAAGGATCGACAAGATCCCAATTTTCATTATTTTTCACTGCTCTCATAAAATCATCTGTAATATTTACCGCATGATGAATATTAAAACATTTTCTATTCACATCCCCTGTCGGTACACGAATATTAAGAAACTCTACAATGTCTGGGTGATTAATATCAATATAAGCAGCATAAGAACCCTTACGAGTACGACCCTGACGATATGCAGTCATATCCGCATCAACAGTCCTAAGAAAAGGAATAGGGCCTGGCGCCTTATTAGATACCGACCTAACATCTGTCCAGTGTCCTCCGACACCACCACCTTTAACTGACAACCATCTCAGTTCAGATGAATGTTCAATAAGTCCCTCTAGGGTATCTGGCACATATGCCAAGAAACACGAAATGGGCAATGCCTTAGCCTTCTCTCCATACTTTGGAGCGTTTGATAAAACTGGAGAAGAATACATGAACCATCCCTTTGACACTGCATCATAAATCGACTGGGCGAGTTTTTTGTCACCGTAACTATACGCAATTGCAGCTCTAGCAAAGGCGTCTTGTGGGGATTTTTCTTCTTCTGTGCAGTAGTAGTCTTTTAATAATTTTAGGGATTGTTCGGAAAAGTTGGCATCTCGTTCATAATCGATTTTTATTTTCATTTTTACCTCTTTGTCCTAACATTTTTTCCACTGAGAATATCTTAATTTTGCTTCAAGATCATCAACGGTATTTTTACTTATAATGTCCATTAATTCTAAAGTGTCCATTCCAGACAGAATAATGTCATTAATATCTTTTTCTTTAATATTTTCTGGCCATATTACAACCTTGAAACCATCATTGATAATCTTTGACAGTTTATCCACAATCTGTTTGTTTCTTGGTTCGTTGTCAAGTATAAAGACTACATCAGAAAAGTCACTGAAGTATGATTTGTCTATATCACTTCCTGCCATGGCAAGAGAGTTGTCCACAAATAAAGAGTCTAATGGCCCCTCTACTATATAGACTGTTTTTTCTGGGTCAACACGTTCCAACCCATAAATTTTTGGCACTTCTTTGATTTTTATTGTGATATATCTCATCGAAGAATTTGGATTGAGACTTCTACCTTGTAAGGCAATCAACTCACATTTTTCATTAAAGAAGGGTATAACAATTCTTTTATCAAATTTCTGAAGATTATATCCTTCTTTACTAACTTTGTCAACAACAGATTTAAAA